GGGTTGACTTCGCAGTCCGGCCGGATACTCAACCGTTCGGACAGCTCGCCATGACCGCCTGTTGCCTGTGTCCGATTTATCACCCGTCCGGTCAGCCCCGGCTCCCGCATTTCGACCCTGTCTGCGACTCGTGCCGAGCCCGTGCCCGCGCCGAGCTGGCGGACATCACCGTCGCCTACGCCCTGCTGCCTACCGCGTTGATCCCGGTGTCCCGCGCCGGCGAGAAGGTGTCCGGGAGCAGGCTTCCTCCGGTGCCGCTGAACATCGACGCCGCGAGCCTCATGGGCCCCGGCGCCACCCACCTCACGGGTAGTTCGAGCGTCGAGGACCAGGTGGGCGAGCTCCCTACCGCGGTACTGCTGGACCAGTGGGTGGCGGACTGGATCGACATCCGGGACATGCGGGAGCACCGCCCGGCCCCCACCGTGTCCACTCTGGTCGGGTGGCTGCTGGCGCGTCTGGACTGGGCCCTCGACGAGCATCCCGCCGTCGATGAGTTCTGCGCCGAGATCAACCACGCGCTCAGGGTGCTGCGCGCGGTGGCCCGGGCCAACTCCTACCGCGGCGAGAAGGCCGGCAAATGCCCGGCCGAGCTACGCGACGAAACCCGCTGCAACACCCAGCTGTATGTGGACCCGTACCTTGACCGGATCACCTGCTCGAGGTGTGGGTCGGCGTGGCCGAGGGTGAAGTGGCTGGCTCTACGGGCGGCCCAGGACGAGGCAGACGAGAAGAGGGTGGCATGAGCGATCTACGACCGTTGCTCAATGCGCTGGGGACGGCACACGAGACGATCAGCGAGTTGACGCGACAGCGCGACGAGATGGTGCTGCGGGCGCTCGCCTCGCCGGACCAACAGGTTCAGGTCCTCGGCAGGCCCGCGCGGATAAGGATCGAGTGGTTAGACGGTCTGCCGTTCGGCTTCACCGAGGAGTTGTTGAGGGATTGGGCTCAGTCGATCATTGATGCGCGCCCAGAGAAGAGGGTGGCGTGAGCGGCGACTTGATCGTCTACATCCACGACGACCGACTGGTCGTGACTACCGCCGATGCCCTAGTGCTCGCATCGCCGGAGTTGGTTGATTCGATGTTGGACGAGGCGAACGACCGAGTACAGGTGACGCGGGACGGCGACCGCACGTTGGTGACGTTCGGCACCGAAGGCGAAGGCCTCGGCGTGGTCACCTACGAGGTGGAGCGACCATCGGCGGAGCCGACCACTTTCGGACGTCTTCTCCCGCTGTCCGAGTACGTGGCCTTGAGGAGAGTGGCATGAGGGTCTTCTATGACACCCTGAACTCGGCTCTCACCGAGCTCGCCGAGAGCCACAACCCCGACGAGTGGGTTACGGTCAGGGGTCGCTTCGAATGCGGGCTGTTGGCTTGGGCCGGCTTCCTTGATCTCATCGCCGCCGCCCGGGCGTCGGGGCTCGACATCGAGATGCACCGGGGCGGCGGCATGCTCGTCCGCCGAGGCTATCTCGTGGTCCAGGGGTCATGGGGTCAGGTGCGTGCGTTCCTCACCGACTGGCAGCGAATGATGAATGCCTCATGAGCCGCGTGGAGATCAGCGTCGACGGCCGGCATGTGGTGGTCGACGGCGAGGGTGATCAAGAAGATGCTTCAGGACAGGGGAGTGGCATGAGCAGCCGATTCAGGCGCCGCCATGACGAGTTGACGACCGAGTTCGACGAGATCGTCTCGAAGTTACGGACCATCCGGCTGATGGAACCGCCGCCGACCGAGGCCCAGACGCAGTTTGAGGCCGGCATCGTGCGCATTAAGGAGATCACGGCCGAATTGGATCAACTCGGCCGTGACGAGTGCGGGCCGATATGGGACGACGAAGAAGCTTTCGCCAAGCGGTACAGCCCGAGGGGGTACAGCCGGTTCCCTCCACTGCGGGCGATCCAGGTGGTCCTCAACTGGTACTTGGTCCCGGCGGTCGAGATCGCTCTCATCGTGGTCATATTGGTCGCTGCACTGGTGCTCGCTTGGAGAGTGGCATGACCGACGCCGAGGATCACATCATCGACCGGAGCGTCCGTCGGTACTGGCTCGCGGTATTGGTGGTGAGCGTGGTCTTGACAATTGTCATCGCGCTGACCGCTAGGTCGGTCGTCAACGGCTGGGTGGGAGCCGGCTTGATCGTTGCCGTGGTGCTCGGTTACGTCAAGTGGATGTCGATGGAGTTTCATCGCAGTTTGAGGGAAGTACGGAACTCGCGGGAGAGGCCATGAGCGAGATCTACCGCTACGAGGTCCCGGTCGACGACCAGTGGCACCGGTTCGAGTTGTACGGCTCGGTGGTGCATGTTGCCGCCCGCAAGGAGGACGTGGTCGAGTTCTGGGCGTACCACAGCCCCGAGGTCTTCGGCTCGCCTTTCGTAGAGCACTTCCGGGTGGTCGGAACCGGCCAGCCGGTACCGAAGGGCGAGAACCGGTGGGTGAACGTCAGGCACGTCGGTACGGCACTGGTCGGTCCGTTCGCGTGGCACCTGATCAAAGAGGTCCCGTGACCCTCAGGAGGGTGGCATGACGATCTGGGTGGTCCGCTACGGCAACTACGAGCCGGCCGAGGTGCTCGCCGTGTACGACAACGAGGAAGCCGCCCGGGCACACGTCGCCTTCGGTGACCGGAACTTCAGTGAGGGCATGCTCCAGGTGGAGTGCTGGTCTGTGCAGAGCGAGTTCCGGTCGGAAGACGGGAGAGTGGCATGAGCACGAGCCTGTACTGGACTCCGGCGCCTGGGGACGTGCCGCCGGCGGAGGAGCTGCCGTTCGAGCTCAAGAAGGCGATCGCCCAACGTCTGTGGGGCCACGACGGCTCCCTGTGGGGCGAGAAGGTCGAGCTGAGCAGGGCGAACGCGGCCATCATCCCGTATCTGGAAGGGCTCGCCGACGCAGGCGTGGACGGTGCCGCAGAGCTGATCCGGGCGATCAACACCCACGACGCGGTGCTGGTATGGGTCGGCGAATGACCCGGTGGTCCCCGTGACGGGCAGATACACCCGCGCTGACGAACAGGCGTTGCAGGAGGCTTTGATCCGCTCGGGCGCCTCCGCCGATGCGATGACCGACATAGGCGCGCCTCGTAGGCGTGTCACGTCATCGGGAGTGTCGTGGGAGTTCGCTGAGGTCGACCTCCGCCCGGGCTGGTACTCCACGTCGGACTGGGAAGCGCCGGTCCGCGCGATGACGGACGATGACATCGACTGGATCAGCGACCAGTGGAAGGCTGCCGGAGGTTCAACGCTGTATCCGGGCACGATGTGGGTAAAGGTGCCCACGCTGCGGTGGGTCGGCGTAGTTGGCTGGACTGCGCTGATCGGGATGTTCTGCGCATTCGTAGGGATGGTGGCGTTAATGGTGGCAGCACTGTGATGACCCTCCCTCCCTTCCCTGTAGACGACCGGACCCTGGATCTCCTCGGCGCCGCTCTTGACCCTCGTGGTCACGGCGACGAATCGGCCGAACGGACCTGTGTCGGGGACTTCCTAAGGTTCATGAGCGAGTTGGGCGGCTCCGACACGGAAGCAGTGGAGAGTATCGAGGACGGCATCCACATGATGCGTGACCCTCAGTACTCGACGCACGACATCATCGGTGCGCTCATAGAGGAGATCCGGCGGTTGCGGAAGGAGACGTCATGATCGAGGAGCCGTTCGGCTTCGGAGTCGAGCGCAAGGGCGACCGCTGGCAGGTGTGGCTCCCGCACCAGTGCGGCGAGTGGAACATCACCGGCGAGGACGAAGAGGAACGCGACTGGGGCGAGGCGTACGTATCCCACGCGGATGCCATCGACTCGCTGGAGGCGTTCATCGCCGAGGCGCAGGACGCCCTGTCCGCTCTGCGCGAGCAACGCGAGCTGAAGCCGTCATGGGAGGAGCAGACGTGACCGGACAGTTCGGCTGGCCTTATCCCAGGTACTTACCCGATGCCGTCCTCGACGCCATGCTGGCGAGACAATCCCCGAAACACCTTCCAGAGGAGACGCGCGTGGACGAGCAGATGGAACTGGACGAGGTAACCGGCCGTGACCTGGACGAGACCCGCCGACTGCTGTACATGGTGTTGTTCGACGGGTTGCAGTCGGAGCGCTGGTTCAACCTGGCCGGCACGTTGGTGAACGCGCTCGGTCACCACAGCCGAATGATGGACCCGCATGAGGCCATCGAGAAGCTGCACGAGATCCGCGCGGGAGGCCGGCTCGCCGCAGAGGACTGGGCGCTACCGCTCATAGACCAGATCAACGCCCGCATCGCCTCCGGTGGTCAGTGACAACCCACGGGCAACGGTCCCGTCCACCCGACGACCGTCGGCACATCACCGCGCGTGAGGCGGAGGAGCAGCTGGGCATACCGTCTGGCACGGTTCGGGCGTGGGCGTCCCAGCGCAAGCTGTTCGCGGTGTCGATCGCCCGCGACGGCTCCCGCTGGTATCTCCTCGCCGAGGTTCTGAAACTGAATGAGTCGTCCAAACGGCGTGCACAACACACCCGACCGTCGAGACGCCGTCGCCACTCCGAGTGATATAGCATCGATCTTGTGGTGGGTGCAGTGTGCCCCGCCGATAGTTGCCCCCGCGAAGTGTGCGAACTTCCGGGGGCCGGCTCGACTGATTGGGAGTCGAACATGCCGAAGGTTACCCGGCCGATCAAGTTCTGGGGCACCGCCAAGCCGCCCGTGGAGCAACCGCCGCAACCGCCCGCCGAACCGCGGACTGTCCTGCAGGCAATGCGGGACTACGCCGATACGGGCGAAGTACCTTCCGGCGATGAGATCCGGGCCATGGCACTCGCCCTGCAGCACAAGCGCGAGCAGCGCGCTCTCGCTTCGCGAGCTCGGCAAGAGGTCGGCTACCCGGTCGTCTACTACTTCCGCGTCGGCAACCGCATCAAGATCGGTTGGACCCGGAACCTTGAGCGGCGGATCGAGACCTTGATGCCCGAAGAGGTCCTCGCCATCGAACCGGGACCGCAACAGTTGGAGACGCGCCGGCACCGCCAGTTCGCCGGCTACCGGATCGTCCGCGAGTGGTTCGTCGACTGCCCAGCCATCCGCGAGCACATCGCCTCGCTCGGGACCGCCGACGCCTGAGCACCCGTGAGGAGGCTCCACCATGCTGGGTCTCATCCTGGTCCTGGTAGGGATCATCGTCTGCGGTATCGGAGCCTGGTTGGCCAACGCCCGGTTGGTGGGTATCGGCGCCGCGGCGTTGGGTGTGGCGATGCTGCTGCCCTACGTGGACTGAGCCATGGCGGCGAACCCAGGCCGGCAGGGACGTCCCTGGCGCCGGGCCCGCCAGTTCGTCATCCACTACTACATCTGTCCGGTGCACGGCGTGCAGCACTGCGGCATCTGCCACACCTACGTGGACATCACGCTGCCCGGCACTCACCGCGACGGCCCGGCCGCCGACCACATCGTCAAGCTTGAGGACGGCGGCGCGCCGCGGGATCCGGCGAACCTGCGCCTGGTCCATCACCGGTGCAACTCGGCCCGCGAGAACCACGGCCGTAAGCGTCGCCGTGAAGCGCAGGTCGCTCGCCCGTCCAGGGACTGGTAGAAGATGCTGACCGTGGTGTCCGGCCCGCCGTGCTCGGGCAAGAGCACCTATGTGCGGTTGCACGCCAAGCCGGGTGACATCGTCATCGACTTCGACAACCTGGCTCAGGCTTTGGGGTCCACCACCCGTCATGGTCATAGCCCAGCGCACCAGCAGGTGACCATCGCCGCGCGTCGTGCGGCCATCGAGGCGGCGGTCAGGTGGTCGGGCAAGGGTGCAACGGTGTGGATCGTGGACTGCAACATCTCAGCCAAGCGCGCACGTATGTACGAAGAGGCCCAGGCGGAGATCGTTACGCTGAGCGTTGATCAGTCCGAGCTCCATCGCCGCGCTAACGCAGAGCGACCGAAACGCTGGCACAAGTTGATCCAGGACTGGCAGCCACCCACAGTAGTCGCCAGCCCCGCAGGCTCCCGAGCCTGGTGATCGAGGGTCACTCACCTAGAGTGATGTGGCCTCTGACCTGGGAAAATGGGCGTAGGTCAGAGTCACGGATAGCGACGAAGGCCAGTTTTTGCAGGTGGACCCGAGGGCGACCCGGTTCCCTCCAAGCCCGTTTCTCTCTCTGGATCTTGGCCTCGGTCACGGAGAGTAGCGATCATGCGGTAACTGCTAAGTTATCCCTTTTGATCTTTCTGGCGGTGACGCAGCGTGACGACTACTCGGCGGCGCGAGGCGCGACCGTCCACAGTGGGCAGTGGTCTGTCCACAGTGGTCAGTAGCGGTGACAGGCGTCGATCTCTTGAGGCGATCCGGGACCGCCTCGCCGAGTTGTTTTCCGCCGCCGACGTGCGCACCGCGCCCGCGCTCGCCCACCGACTCGTTGCCGTCATCGCCGAGCTCGACTCGCTGCCCGGCGGCCGGGAGGTGAGCAAGCTTGACCGGCTCGCTGCTGGAGTCACCGACGACCTTGCCGTCCGGCGTGCGCATCGGGTCGCAGACGCCGCGGGTCCGTAACGTCCCCACCTGGGAGAAGACGTACGGCCACGAGGTCGTCGACTTCATGGCCGAGATCGGCCGCCCGCTCGACCCGTGGCAGGCGTCGATAGCCCTGGACGCCTTCGCGGTCCGCGCCGACGGCTTGTGGTCCGCCTTCGAACTGCTGGTGCTGCTGAGCAGGCAAAACGGCAAAGGCGGCGTCACTGAAGCGATCGAGCTCGGCGGGCTGTTCCTGTTCCACGACCCGCTGATCCTGCACTCGGCGCACCAGTTCAAGACCTCCACCGCCGCGTTCCGGCGGCTGCAGGACATCATCGACGGCTCCGACTGGCTGACCAAGCGGGTCAAGATGATCAGCCGGTCGAAGGGCGACGAGTCGATCGAGTTGACCCGCGCCGCCGGCGGCGGGCGACTGCAGTTCGTGGCCCGCACCCTCGGTAGCGGCCGCGGCCTGACCGGGTCGAAGAACATCTTCGACGAGGCGTGGGCGCTGACCGTCGGCCAGTACGCGGCCCAGACCCCGACCCTGGCGACTATCCCGAACCCGCAGATCATATACACGACGACGCCGCCGGACGACGACATCGGCCCCATCCCGACCGATGCCATGTTGCCCTCGGTGCGCCAGCGCGCCCACGACGGCGACGACCGCATCGCCGTCTACGAGTGGTCTCCGCCGGAGAAGTACGACCGCGCCGATCGTGACGTCTGGTACGACTGCAACCCGGCGTTGGGTATCCGGATCTCCGAGTGGTTCCTGTCCAAGCAGCTAGCCGCGTTCGCCAAGGCCGGGAAGCCGGAGAAGTTCGACACCGAGCACCTCGGCGACTGGCCGATCCACGCCGTCCGGGAGTGGTCGGTCATCCCGCGGGCTGACTGGGAGTCCGCCTACGACGCGTCGTCGCTTCCGGCGGACCCGGTGGCGTTCGCGATCGCCACGGACAAGGCCCACGACTGGACCTCCATCGCGGTTGCGGCCCGGCGCGACGACGGACTACGCCACGTTGAGGTCATCGACCGGCGTGCCGGTACCGGCTGGGTCGTCCCGAGGGTGGCCGACCTGGTCGGCAAGTGGCACCCGTGCGCAGTGGTGCTCGCCGGTTCGGGCCCGGCGTCGTCGCTGATGGCCGACCTTGAAGCCGAGGGCGTCGAGGTGCTGAAGGCCTCCCAGCAGGACTACCAGCGGGCGTGCGGCGCCTTCTATGACGGGATCGCCGGACGCAAGGCACCCGACGGCCAGGATTCACGGGACATCCGGCACGCCGGCAGCAAGGAACTCGTCGACGTCCTCACCGCCTCGGTGAGATCGGGCCAGAAGCGGGCCATCGGAGACACCTGGACCTGGGACCGCGACATTGACGCCGACAGCTCCCCGGTGGAGGCGGCCACCTGCGCCCTTTGGGGGCACACCACGAAAGCGGCCGAATGGCAGCCGCCCTACAACGTCCTCGACAGCGTGAGCATCTGAACGGGGGCGGCATGGGTCTACGCGAGTTCGCGGCCAGGATGTTCCGCCCCAGGCAGGCCGAGCAGCGGGACATCACCTCGGTGCCGTGGGACGTGGGCGGCTCCCGGTACACGGTCGTCAACACCGACCAGGCGCTGTCGCTGGTGCCAGTGTTCGCCTCGGTGCGCCTTCTGGCCAGCCAGATCGCATCCCTGCCGTTGCACGCCTACCGCAAGGTCGGCGACACCCGGACCAGGATCGCGACCCCGTCGCTGTTCACCCAGCCGGCGGCCAAGGGCACCCTGTACGACTGGCTTCACCGGTGCGTGACCTCCCTCGCCCTGCGCGGCAACGCCTACGGACTGATCACCCGCCGGGACGCCAACGAGTATCCGACGATGGTCGAATGGCTGCACCCGGACGACGTGTGGGTGGATGATCTGGCCCCGTCCGGCCCGGGCTCCTACGCGAACCCGATCTTCTACTGGCAGGGCCGGATCATCCCCGCCGAGGACCTGCTCCACATCGCCTGGTTCACCGTCCCCGGCCGGGTGTGCGGGCTCTCGCCGATCGCCGCGTGCGCCTCCACCATGTCCACCGGGCTGTCCGCGCAGACGTACACGGCGGACTGGTTCAACAACGGCGCTGTCCCGCCGGGCGAGTTCCGTAACACCGCCAAGACGGTCAACCAGACCGAGGCAGACATCATCTCCGCCCGCCTGAACGCCGCCATCAAACGCCGCAAGCCGCTCGTCTACGGCAACGACTGGGAGTACAAGGCGATCGCGGTCTCGGCCCACGAGGCCAAGTTCGTCGAGACGTTGAAGCTCAACGCCACCCAGGTCGCGAACATCTTCGGCATCCCCCCGGAGATGGTCGGCGGGGAGGCCGGCGGATCCCTGACCTACAACACCACCGAGCAGAACGGCATCAACTTCGTCAAGTTCACCCTGCGGCCTTGGCTGGAACTGCTCGAGCAGGCGTTCACCGCCCTGACCCCCCGCCCGCAGTACCTGAAGTTCAACGTCGACGCCCTGCTCCGCGCCGACCTGGCCGGGCGGATGGCCGCCTACCAGATCTCCCGGACCATCGGCCTGAACAACATCAACGAGCTGCGCGCGCTCGAGGACGAGCCGCCGCTGCCGAACGGCACCGGCCAGTCCTACGCGCCGCTCGGAGCAGGCCAGTCACCGGCGCCGAGCAACCGCTCCCGCCGGTCCGTCACCCTGCGACATACACCGAACGGGCACCCACACAACCAGTTGGACCACGCCGGGATAGACCTACCCGACGGTCTGCTCACCTGGGAGCGCATCACCAGCCTCTATGGCGACCAGATCGACGAGAAGACATGGGGCGTCGACGGGTTCGTGTCGATCCACGACATGCACGGCGAGATGTTCATCGGTACCCAGTACGGCGCCGACGACGACCGCCGATTCGAGGTGCTGGTCGACTTCAGCGGGGAACGGCCCGGCGATGACGCGCGAGCGCTGGCCGACCAGATCGAGCGCATCGCCGACGGGGCCGACACCTACGACCCGGACGCCGACGGGCCGCCCGTCAATGCCAACGGGCTCGCCGACTACACCGTCAGCAACGGGTTCCTCGTCGGCTACGACATCGCAGGCGACATCTTCGTGCGCCGCGTCGACGACGACGACCGCTACGGCACTGCCGCGGAGCTGAACGCGCTCACCGGCTTCGACTTCGGACTGTCCGAGGTGGACGAACTCGTCGAGGCGCTGCGCGAGATGGCCGAACTCTCCGACGAGGTCGTTGACCGGCAGTCGGTCGGCGAACGGACACGAACTCGCCGCGCCCTCACATCCACCAGCAACGGTCACGGCACCCTCACCGGTAACGGCCGCACCGCCGCTCTCCTCGGGAATGGCCGCCCAAAAGCCTCAGCCCGGCGAAGCCGCCCGCTCCTCGGCGCGCAGGCGATGACCGACTTGCTCGCCCGGCGTGCGGACCCACGAGACCCCGCCGCCCCCATGGTCCGTAAGTTCAACCCCGGCCAGCCCCGCGTGCCCGGCGGCGAACACGGCGGCGAATGGTCGGCCACCGGCGCCATCAAGGATGCGTTGAAGCTCGCCGGGAAGATCGACCTAGATCCGGACGAAAACCTGCTCGGCTCCGACAAGGTCATCGGCGACGGCGGGGCGATCCGGATGGCGCTGACCGACCGTAACGGCCACAGGTCGCTCCGGCTGGGTATCGGTGATTCCGGCTTCGGTAGTCGCGACGACGAAGCAGGCCCATGGCGCGGCGGACCCGACCGCACGGCGGCGGTCAACGCCGACCGCAAGCGGCTGCGGGACGAGCGCGAGTCGTTGGAGGCGGAGTGGGACCAGTTCGCTTCCAATCCAGCACGCAGGGCCGCCATCGAGGCGCGACTGGAAGAACTCGACGACATGGACACCGGCGAGGTCTACCCGTCCGGATACACGGCGAAGTTGGATGAGTCGGCAGCCGCGCAACTGCGCAGCACTGTCGCTGACGGGTTCGCGGCGGGTGAGGCGCAGTGGGCCGATCTCAACGCCGGCTACGACAAACTGGACCGCCTGAATGCCCAGCGAGACAGGCTGCGTGGCCTGGACCACCTGTTTACACCCGAGGAAGAGGCGAAGTGGGACTCGCTGACCGAGCAGATCGAACGTCTTGAGGCTCAACTCGAACTTCAGAATTTCGACTACACGATCTACGCGGAAGGCTCTATCCCGGGCGAGTGGGCCGACGTGCACTACCGCGTCGAAATGGACGAGGTCGCGTCAGGTGTAAGGGTCCTGCTCGGCGCGGTGCCACATGGTTCTGGGTTAGACCTAGAGGGTCTAGACGACACCCGGGCCATCCTGGACCCCGCCGAGGCACGCAAGTTCCTGCGCCTGCTCGCCCGCTACACCTCATCCTCGACGCGCTCCCTCACGCGCCGCAGCCGGGCGAAGGCACCGGTCGGTGCGCGGCGGCCCGCCCGCAACGGTCACGGCACCCTCCCCGGCACCCTCGCGGTACTGGAACTTCTCGAACGTGCCGACGAGCATGCGCCGGCACCGAACGGCCACAAGCGTGCCAGCGAGTCCGTGAGCTGACCGGAGGCGGCATGGCTCAAATGTCATCGGCTGCGATCAACGACCTGCCCGACAGCGCGTTCGCCTACATCGAGCCGGGCGGGAAGAAGGACGAGCAGGGCAAGACGGTGCCGCGTTCGAAGCGGCACTTCCCGATCCACGACGCGGCGCATGTCCGCAA